TTTCAGCAGCACCCTTACCACCAGTTCCACTTAATGGTGCTCCAGTAGTTGGATTGTAGGGACCGCCGCCGTCAACAAAGTTAGTTCCTGTACCGCCACCTTGATCACCATCTTCGCCATCAGATGGACCCCAATCAAATCTAGGATCATTTAAAATTTCAGTAGGAATTAATACAGTTCCTCCTGAACCTCCAGCAGCACCAGAGTTTCCTGATCCACCACCTGATCCACCATAAGCATAAACAGTGTAGGCGTTTCCATCTAGATTAAAAGTAATGTAAGCATATCCAGCATCACCACCATTACTATTTGTACCTCCACCACCACCGCCAGGGGCTTCAATTTCAACTCTGATACTAGTAACATCACCCTCAGATGCGGCAACTGGATTCATATTAATTGTTCCTTCGCCATCTAAATCAGCATCTTGGAATGTGATTCCACCACCAGGAGTTTCAAAGATGTCTGGTTTTCCGCCAATAATAGTATCAGCATCAACAGTATACATTTTTGGATCTGGAGTTGTTATTACTGTCTCATAATATCCAGGTGATAGTCTAACAAGCATGGTGCCACCAGAGGCATTGTTACTAGTAGGTGTCTCGTCTGGAACATAAGCAAATGTGGTAGCAGCAAATTGATCCGCAATAATTTCAAAATCTCCATTATATTGAGAAGGAGTAGCACCAGAGATAGTAACTGTTTTTCCTACAGCATATCCATGTGGTTGTCCTGTAGTTACTAAACAATATCCAAGTCCAGCATCATATGTAATCGTAAGAATATCGACATATCCTGCTCCAGTAACTGGATACTCACCAGGAGTATCTGGTATTTCTGTTGTAATACCACCACGAAGTCCAATAGTCTGAATGCCTAACATGTCGTTAGCATTGTCATTTCCAGCAGGAACTTCTGGACCTTGTTCAGATCCAGGTTCCAACCTTTGTCTCAACTCAACAGTTTGATTTGGTTGATTTTGTAACGCTGTGGGAATATCAATAGTATGACTACTCCATCTAGCGTAGATAGCATCATATTGAGAGAATGCATCACTTTGATCTAGACCATTTTCATTTTTATAATCTTGTACTGATGGGAAGATACGTGTTTCAGTACCATCACTGAAGATACAATACAATCCTTCACCTGGGTTATTAGGTCTTTCTCCACCATTGCTATCATTTCCACAGATAGAATAAACAAAAAGTTGTGTATATCCAGTAAAATCTAGATTGTAGATAACACCTCTACTGACTTTTAATTGATCTGGATTATTAAAACCAGTTGCTGTAGCAGCATATCCAAACGCAAGATATCTGTTACTTTGAGCAATTGGATCTTTACCAAATCCTTCCCATTCACCTGTTCCAGGACCATGTGGTTCTAGTGAAATATCGTCATATTCTACAACTCGTGATGTTAAGTATGGATCAGCAACATCCCACTGAATGTTTGCTGGAGTATTAGGATCATTACCACCAATACCATCAGTGTTACCATACGTAGCAAGAGTTGGATCGTTCAGAACATCTGCTGTGATACCATGAGAGTGTCCGTATGGAATACCACCAGTTACATCTGGTTCAAAAACCGCAACCTGAGCATTAGTTCTATTATAGGTGACAGCAAATTCTTCCCAATCTACAAGACCAACTTCATTGTCAAATGATAAATCTGGTTCTACAGTAAGTAGTTTGTGGTTGTGTTCTACTGGTCTACTAAAGATATGATCTTCAATAGGTCCCGTTCTATATTCAACACTACCAGTCACATATGTAAAAATATCTCCAACAATATTATTATATCCTCTAGTTCTAACATCACCTAAAGTAAAGAATATACCACCCTCAAGGATTTGATTTTTACTAATATACCAACTACCACCAACTTGACCTACTTGGTTAACCAGAGCGTTCTCAATTGTTGGAGTTCCATCTCCATCAACACCACCCACACCAACAACAATTCTTTCTCTGTAATCAGGAAGATTAAATGTTCCAACGTTGTATGGATAGTCAGTGATAGTGTAATTTTTACTAAACTGTACAGTTGGATGACTACCCAACCCAGACATATCATATAATGTCGTACTAAATGTAGATGGATCTGTCCCATCTGGAAAAATAATTTTATAAGCAAATTCAGTATTGCTTAAACTAAGAGAAGTCAACTCAGCATCAGTTGGAGCTTCAGTACCGTAAAAATCATCATAGTCCCATTCAGCTGGATTTAGAACACCTAAACCGTTTCCAGCTGGTGTATCTGTAGTATCATCAATAAATCTAAAAGTTACTCCATAAGGATATGGAAGTTTTGTGGTTGAATTAACACCAACGTCTTGGTTAATAATAACAAACCAAGGAGTGCTAGAATCTGATGGTGATAATCGTACAATATTTTTAATACCACCAGGATCTGTTGATTGCTTGGGTTCTGCTATCGTACCTCCACCATAAGTATTGCGAATAGCAGCATAAAGTTGAGGATAGTCTCGAATCTTTACTGACTGACCATCACAATACAAATATCCCTTATATCCATACTCAGCAGATTCTCCACCTGTTCCAATACCACCATTATCAGCATCATTACCAGAAAAACTGTCTACAACAACTGGCAAAATAGATCCAATAGGAGCATAATTTGATTCATGCTCTTGCTTATACGCAGTAAATTTATTTCTGTATGAAACTGTCATTAGTATTTGATCAGAAATTCCTGAACGATATATGGTTGAACAAATTGATCTGCTTTATTCTCTGTATTTACACGAATTGAAAATGTAGAAACTAGAGATGCTGCAGGGATAAAAGATGGAGCTGTATTCAAAACATATGTATGTGGTTGTGCCTGAAAGTTAAGGAAGTGTCTATGAGTTCCATCATTACCAAATTGCTCTAGATCTACAGTAACGTTAGTCAAACAAGAATATCCTTCTCTATCGTCTAGTTTTACAGAATCAAATGGTAAGGTTGGATCACTATAGTTTGGACTCAAATAATGTGGACCTTTTTCTTCGCTAGTATCACCAGGGTCAACACCAGCAAATCCAGTACACTCACATTCTGTACCAAGAGTTCCAGTGTATGTGATGTTACCACATGTTCTTGTTTCAGCAGGGTCGCCACTGTCTTCACATCCAGAAGAAATACCACCCCATAAAGGATATCCACAGTTAGTTCCATCAGGAATCAAACACTCATATCTAATTCCAGCAAAGTCACAACCAGTGAAGCAAGCATTAAAATATCTTTTAACACAACTACCGAAAATTCCAGCACCGCCGCCGTATGACTCACCTCTCTGGTCGAAGTCAATTCCAGCTGCGTTTGCTGCCATTTGACATAAAATCTGATAAGTATTTTGATACCATCCACCGTCTGGCATCCCAGCATTACCTACATTTTTTGAAATACACAGAGTAGATTTTTTTCTGGCACTGTTTCTTCCACTAATAGCAAATTCATTCTCAATTAATGATCTCTGTCTTGTTCTCCTTCCACTATGAAAGTGTGCGTGTGGCATAAACGCAGTTGGGAGAACATCACTTTCATCCACATAATTACCAGCAGACCTTACAAATCCTGGTTGTCCTGTAATTTCAATTTGTTGTGATGGTAGAAAGAAATTACCCTGGTAAGCAATTTCGTATTGCGTACCAATATTACTTTCAACTGTCAATCCAACACCAGATTTTACAATTTCATTGTCGTTATCATCTTCTAAACGCAAGTCAACTTCAAATCCTAAATTAGATCCACTAGATGCTCTAAGTTTTTTAGATCCAAAATCAGGAACTTGAAACTGATTATCTAATAAGGTCTGATTTGGTTGTCTGTATCTTGACGATTGACCTACACCTAGAACAGTAGCTAATTCAGGAAAAATAGAGGCATCATAAATGGATCCATCGCATCTTAAATAACCAGCAGGCAAAACATCTCTTGTGGTATTATCATCTGGATCATTAGATAACAATTCTTTAGACCAATTAATAATAGTTCCAGTATTTGTACCTATCTTCGCTTTTTCTTTGTTGTAAAATACTGCCATTAAAATGCCCTCATTACAACCAGAGTGGTTAGAGATGGTGTGTTAGGATTAATTTGAATGCTCAAAGCCCTATCAACACTAACAGGAGCAATAGTTCCTGTCGTCATATTATTTATCAAGATTGTATTAGGTATTCGCATCTGTCCAAGAGTCATTTGGACATCAACTGTAAAGTGATTATGAGACGCAAGTGAAGTATTAACCCATGTATCAAAATTGTGATTTAGAGTACATGGATACGTACCACCAGAGCGAGTGGGAGCAACATTAGGACCAGGATAATAATTTAATCCACCGCTATATGTTCCTCTTGGTGGAAATAATCCAGTAACAGCGCCAACAGTTTGTGTATCTAAGCAACTATAATCATCCTCATAACTTTGAGTATTACCAAAAGCAGCAATGTTTCTAGATTGACTGACTCTAATAGCAGGAAGAGTAGGTGATGCACTTGTCATATCATGAAATTGATCCATTGTAGGTAAACTTTGACCCTGAATTGGATCGTACCAAGTTACCTGAACTTCACCAGGATTAAATCTATCTGCGGGAAGATCATTATCAATAGAATCAACAGAATCTCCAGTAGACCATTCACTATCTAATGGTTCAAAATTTCCAGGTTGGAACAAAGCAACATATCTACCACTAGGATCAGCAGAAGGATATCTATCACCTTCTGGTGGTCTTGGGTGAGTGTGCGCTGGTGTATGATCAACACCTAGTTTTCTAGGAATTGTTCTAAACGTTTTAAAATATGTTGGTTCTTGTAATGTAACCCCAGTTATCTTACCAGCTAACTGCGAATCTGGATCAAGTTGAAATTCAGCATCAACGTAAGAAACAATATTACTCAAAGGTTCGGCATCATATCCAAACTCAGTAATATATTGACCAATAATTAACTGATCTGAAGGATCTATTCTAGACGCTTCAATGTCAACCATTGACAAATTATTTAAGTTTGGTAAAACAAATAGATCAGTGTCAGTATAATTAGGAAAATCATTCTGAATACCTACTGCTGGTCCTCCTGGTTCTTGATAAGGACCATATGTATTACCAATCAAATTTGCCAGTAGAGGATAATCTATAGCACGTACAGTTTGACCCCTACAAACAATATATCCAGAAGGGATAGCATCTTCTGCAAGGACAGAGCTTGTTGATGCTCCCGTCCAAGGCATAATGGTCCCAATTGGGACCGCTTTTGCCGCTTTTATTCTGTTATAATTTGCCATTTATCAGACCTCCATTAACCACCAACCTTGAACTGAGGATGGGATGCCAACCTGACCATTGTTATCTGTACCTCCTAGGTATACTAGAGTGAATGCCGCATTAGGTGTTTGTACTACCAATTCACCTGATGGATATGGAGTAATTCTTCCTCCTAATAGTGTTCCAGTTGCGTCTCCTTGAATACGTGTTCCAGAAGTTTCTGGAGTTCTAAGAACAAGACTTGTGTTGTAACTTAACTGTCCACCAACTTCGACGATCTTGATTGTATCGCCAGTGTTTGCGGTAGCAGGTAGGTTTAGAACCAAAGTCTGTGAGTTCTGAACGTTTACACAGTAAACAATATTTGCTGTTAGATTCAAATCATCTTCTGGAGAAGCAGCAGAGAGATATCTGGTATGTCTCGCACCATTTCCAGTGTAGAAGTTAGTAATACCGAAACTATCAATAGAATTATCTTGCTTAACAGCAAACTTCTGAGTTCCACTTGGACCTAGATTCTGTACAGATAGTTGCTCCAGAGATGTAGAAGGAGTTGCTAGTGCTTCACCCGTAATAGTCAGAGTGGTTCTAGCAGAAACATTACCTAAGTTATCAACAGAGAACGAAGGAGTATTCGTGTCAGGACTTTCAATAACGTTTTCTGGATCTTGACCACTGAATAGGAAGAAGTCACCACGAGCAACAACACCAGCATCCCAGAATAATAGACCCTGGTGATCTGCGTGACCGTCATCATTGACGAAACCAAATAGTCTCGTTTGATTTACAGAGTCATAGATCTCAAGACTTCCACCTGCCATGTGGATATTAGAAGCAATATCTAATGTTCCACTTCTAAATTCAATAGCGCCATCCTTTCTCTGTTCATCCATAACAGCGGTATGGACTACACCCTTAAGTCTTCCAGTTACAGCAGCAAATGTTTGTGCTTGATGCTGGGAGTTAGTTAGAGCAATCCAACCGAGATAATCTAGTTTTTGCTGAACAATATATCCTTTGTCAAGGATGATTGAGCAGTAATTAGACTGAGCACCAGAGACAGTTCTTGTTCTGGTCTGAACGTCGATGATTCTAGCAAATTCATTATGCTTGATTAATCTTCTAACGACATTACCATTAGTGAATACATCATCAGAAGGAGTAAATGGTTCGTCGGTAATTAAACCATCGCCAGCGTCTTGGATGACGATTGTTGGATTATTTCCTTCAATAACATCATTAATCAATCCAACAATGAATGTTCCTGTTCCAGTAGAAGCAGCAGTAGAATCTCCAACAAATACATAATCACCAATGGCAAATTTACCAGATCCAACACCTAGAGACTGAACTGGAATTTGAATCTGATTGGAAGATCCAGTAACAGTAGTTCTGATTGTAGTGGAAGGACCACCATCAGATAGCATCTGAGGATCGAACCAGAAACCATAAGCATACTCAATTTCACCGTTATTAAATGCGGTTACAATATCGTCAGTATCAGAGATATTGTTTGTGTAACCACCATTCTCACCAAATACAATTTCAATTCTTCCATAATGTGATCCAACATGAGTGGTTCCAGTGCAGGTGTCTACACTGAAGGTTGGAACACTGTTACCATTGGTGAGTTCAAACTTCTCGTTTCTATGAGCTTGGAACGTAATTCCAGTTCCAGTACCACCACCCGCCATGGGTTTATCAAGATAAATCTTGTTATTGGTGGTGTCAACAGCAACGATAGTAGTATCAAACAGTTCTTGTAATGAAGCTTCGTTAGTTACAACTTTAACTACATCACCAATTTGAATATCAGATAAGGTCTTATCAGGAGAAGTTACAGAGACGTTTGTAATCTCTTTAGTGTTAACTGTAGAATTGCCAGTGAATGAAATATTACTGAGAGTTCCACATCCACCAGAGATAACAAGAGAATTGTTGATAGTCAGACTACCCTCAATAATAGTATCTCCAGTTACAGAGTTGACAACAAATACATCACCCGCAGGATCATCACAATCTTGACCGTTATTAATTCTAAACTTCTGAATTTCTTCGGAAAGTGGAGATACAACCTTAACATATTCAAACGTTCCAGTGCTATCGTCTCTACTTACGATAACATAGTCATCGTTAGTTAGATTACCACCAAACTCGGAAAGATAGAAATTATCTTGTGTTCCAGCACCATCAACACCAGTCTCCAACCAAGTAGCGTCAAACTGTACATTAACTTTGTAGATTGGATTTGTATCTGCGTGTGTGGTTAGAACCGCACCAAAAGGACCAAATGGTTGACGCTTAACTTTCAAGTAATATGGAGCAGTATTTGCTCTCATAACTTCAGTAATTTGTACAAATTCTGGATGTGTTCCAGTTCCAATCGCACTATTGATGATTAGATAATCACCAGTTGTTAAGTATGGGTCACCGTTATTAAGGTTAGGCGAATTCTTAATTGGTAGATAGTATTCATCACCTGTTAGGGCAGGAAGTTCCTGAGGTTCAACTTCAGGTGTACCACCGATGTTAGTAACTGCCAACTGGTAAGAAGCGCCACCCCACTGACCAGAACCAGCAGTATCAACAGCATTGTAACCATCATCTGTAGAACCTAGTACCAGAACATTGAGGATATCAACGTTCTTAGTAAATGTACCATCTGGTTCTACACCATCGTCATGTGCAGAAATCGTGGTTCCAAGTTGTGCTCTGTTTCCAGCAAAAGCGAACGAAGCAAGACCACCGCAGAGTAAGATGTTACCATCAACCTTAGCAGAAGCAACAACATGTAGTGAGTTGTTGATTGTAGTTGTACCACCTTGACCAGCAATGTTAACTTCAGAAGCATTTAGACCGAAGTTAATAGTTGAAGGACCACCAGAGTTAGAGAAGAAGTTAATAATAGATGCTTGTGATCTTAGATCCGCTACGCCACTAGGACGACGGAATCCTAACCACATGTCACCATCAACACGTAGATTCTGTGCTCCAATTCTTACATAAGACAAGTCTTGGTTGGTATTACCAAAAGCACCACCAATAATAGTTTTGCTAATGCCAGCACCAGGAGTTGCTACAGATCCATCAGCAGAAACAGTAGCACTATCAGCAGTATTACCAATCCAGATATTGCTATGTGCTGATCCATTACCAATATAGAAGAACTGGTCTCCTGCTACAGCATTACCAAGATAGAATGCGTTAGTAGTAGCATCATTGCCAATCTCAATCGTAGCAGCGGTATTAACAAAATTAAGTACGCTAGCAGAGTTAGCAATGTTTAGAGTGCCAGTGAAGTTAGCATCTGTGATAAGGTTGAATGTACCAGTTGTGGTATCAGTTCTTACCTCAGTTAGAGTACCATCACCATGAATCTCGATGTCACGCTCGAAGCGTACATCTTCAGTAAAGCGAGAATCACCTTTAACAACAAATGCTCTGTCTAGTTCACTGTTGTTGACGTTGATACCAACCTTGTTCTCGTTATTTCCTCTGCTAGACTCAGTGATTGCTGAAGTCTCAGTAGAAACACGGAAGGCAGCAGTAACAGCATCAATATCGTTGCTGTTTGGTGATACCTCATCGTTCCAACCGACAACTAGAGCATCAGAGATTCTGTTTCTCTCACGGTTGTCGTAATTATCTTGTGTCAACCAGTCAGTCATCGAGCGACCACTGATGTATGCGTTACCGATTACATCTAAGTTTGCACGAGGATCAGTGTTAGCAGGTTCAACATAACCATCTAGGTAAGCAAGATGCGATGCTCTTGCGATGGTGTTAATACCAAGTCTAAAGTCTCCATAAACTTCAGTCTCAGTTCTAAGTGCTTCACCACCAATGATTGAAGTTTCTTTCCAGTTAGAAACAGAGAAGGAAACGATAGCATTTGGTGATGGATTTACAGGAGCGTTAACAACATCAGAACTCCAAGTAAGATTAGCTGCTCCAATTGGATTACCAGTTCTTGGATTAATCTGGAAGTATACTACATTCGACTCTGGATTATATGGATAAGAAGTTGTAGATACAACCTTCCAAGTTCCATTTAATAAACCATTATAGTTGATATTTTGTAGTCTAATTTCAGAAGAAGACTTAATGTTGAGATCCTTAATCTTAACAGGATTGCTGCTCTGATCAACGAAGGTAAATACACCGATGTTTACACCTTGATCTACAATTAACTCAAGAGAAGAAATAATATTGTTGGGAATGGTATTGTAGATATTGGAGAAGATCCAACCAAGTGAACCATTTTTATTGATCGCTCCACCTTTGAGAAGAATATCACCAGTTTCTGGAAGAACCTCAGTATATTTTACGTACTGAGTGCTAGCAAGTCTAGATCCACCATCTGCGATGAGAGCATCTTGATTAGGTGAGATGTTAGAAGCTACACCACCAGGAGCATGTGTTTGAATCTTATAACCCTGACCTTCACCTCTGGAGTTAAATCCAAAGATAGCAGCATTAACACGGTTCTTACCAATTGTGATGTCACCAGTGACATTGGGGAAGAACGACTCTCTATTAAGTAATTCATCCTGTGGTAGACCGCTGATAGGATCTGGATCTGAAACTAGAGAATAAACAACTAGAGGAGCACCCAGATTTTGGAGTTGCTTATCAGGAACGTTGATTAGAACAGGTGAGTTAATGTTGTTGACTAATTCGCCATCTGGACCACCAACGATTGTAATGTTCTGGTTGAACGTTACAGGAGTATCGAAGGTAGTAACGAGTTGTCCGATTACATCATCCTCGTCCCCATCATCCTCAAGAGTTGCTCTGTCGATAAATGTCTCTTCGCCAGTGATAGCATTAATTCTTCTGTTACCGATGTAGAGATCACCCTGTGAGTTAATACCAGTGTAGAAGACGATACCAGCGTCTTGCTTCTTAGATTGTGCGTAGAAGTCCTCTTCGGGTTCTAGAACAATCTCCTGACGTGCTGGGAGACCAGTGGAGTAGTTACCAGGACCGAAACCAAGGTATTCAAACGTGTGGTTACCAGCACGAGCAATAGATGGTCTGCGAAGTTCAACGTAGTAACGCTGATCAGAGAGAACCTGACTATCACCAGCGATAGGAATGCGACGATTCTCAGAACCAGAAGTTGCGTTGCCTAGTTGTGCTCTAATTCTATTGTCAACTACGTTTCCATCTGAATCTACAGTTGTATTTGTATAGTCGTTATTTTCAAATGCAGGTTGGTTTACTAAGTCTTCAACCAATTCTCTAGTTACAGAGTTCTTGGTGTCGTTAACAGTAACCTTACCATGAATATAGTTATCAG